TGATCACCATCCTCGTCTCCCTCCTCATCGGCTTCATCGGCGGCTTCTACGCTGGCGTCAAGAACGCCAAGTCCGCCAAGGTCGAGAAGGCCGTGGACATCCTTAAGGCCCTCAAGGGCAAGTAAGCCGTGCGCGCGCTCCTGGTCATCTCCCTCCTGATGGCCGGGTGCTCAACGTCTCGCCCGCCCATCCCTGAGCAGCCGAACGCCCCGACCTCCGAGGGTATTGTGGCTACAGTCTCCAAGCAGTGGGACACCGCCGATCAGAAGGTCGCCGCTTCGGTCAGTATCGCCCGCGAGAACGCCGACCGTCCCGATATCGTCCGCTCTGAGACGTCCGTGGCCCTCTCGTTCCTCCCGCCCCCTGAACCTGGCGAACTCGCCCTTGCCCGGGCACGTGCCGCCAAGAATGACCCTAAGGAGGTCGCCGCCGCCACCGCCTTCGGCAAGAACCTGCTGGCCTCCATCGATAAGAACTGGGCCAAGGTCGAGGCCGACAATAAGGAAGCCCTCCGCGTCTCGCAGCTGAAGGACGCCCGCATTGCCGAACTTACCGCCGAGGTCGAGCGCGTGAAGAAGGAGGCCGCTGCTAACCTCTGGAGTCTAGCCGCAGTCGGGACGGCAGTAGCCGGTGCTCTGGCGATGGCGTTCCTGGGTCCCAAGGTGGGCATCAGTCTATTGCTTTCAGCTGGGGCAATCGGGGCATTCCCTTTCATCGTGGAGTCTGAGTACTTTTCCTACATCGTCGGGACGGCTATGGCCTTGGCTGCTGGCCTTGGCCTGTGGTATCTTTGGGATAAGGTAAAAGACGCCAACAACAAACCCGATGAGCAGCCCCCGCCCCAAGTCTGACCCGCCTGCCGTCCAGTACGGCGAGCCTCACTTCACCTTCCGCGTCCTCGGCAGGGTCAAGCCTACGCACGATCCGAAGTGCCCGACTCCTTTCGGCTACTGCTGGAAGGGCTTCGGCGATATACACGTGGACCCTCGGCAGTCAGAAGAGGAGTTGATAGACACAGTAGTTCACGAGCTTGTCCACGATGCGCTGCCATACCTCGACGAAGAGGCTGTTGAGAAAGCCGCCAACAGGATTGCCTCTGCCATGTGGAAACTCGGCTATCGTAGAACTGTGATTCAATGACCACCGAGACGTTTACTACGATCGTCGTCCCAGGCATTGCGTCCTTGGCTTACGCATCCGCAGGGGTGGCTTGCTTCTGCGTTGGTCGTCCTGCCCTTGGCGTCATGTGGGCCTGTTACTCCTGCGCCAATATTATGCTTCTAATGAGCGTCCGCAAATGAGTGCTCCCCTTGACCCTGAGTCCATTCCGAAGGAGCTGAAGGACGGCGTTGTGGCGGCAGTGATTGGGGCGTTTTCCATGGCGGCCAGACTTTTGCTTTCAGAAGAGAAGCATACCTGGGGCTGGGTGGCTCGCCGCGTCATGGCTGCTTCGATTACCGCCGCAGTCGCTGGTTACGCCCTGACCGAATACATCGCCAGCCCTGGTCTTCGGATGGGAGCCATCGGCGCACTGGCTTACGCAAGTCCTGAGGCCCTTGACGCTATGCTGCGGGCAATCAAAGCCCGGGCCGAACGTGAGGTCGAGAAGGTGTCCAAGCCTAAACCCAATGGCAAAGCCAAGCGATCGAAGCGCAAGTGAGGGAAACCTGCTGCTGGCGGTCTGCCTGCTGGTAGCCTTTGCTGGGCTGGCCTCTGTGACTACCGCTTATACGGCAGGGTTCGTCCTAGACCAGCTGCAGAACACTGACGCCATGGTTATGCTAGTGACCGATGGGGGCATTAAGTCGGACTCCAAAGAACTAGAGTCTAACCTCTCCTCGGCAACCTTAGCCCTGCAGTCCGTCCGCGACCTAGGGCTGGCCCTATCATTTGGATGCCTTGCCGTGGCCGTGGCGGGGGGTTTAAGGGTCTGGCGGGGTAGACAGCCATCCTAGCCCATACCCCCACCTCCTAGGGCATCCTAGGCGGGGGGCAGATTCCCCCTTGACGGAGCACCCGTGCCCGGGCATACCTTGCCTATCCCGCACAACATGAGCACACCCTCCGACCCGAACGCCGAGCTGTACGCGTTCATTTTCAATATGATTGAGAGCCAGCCTAGTTTCAAGGTTGGCCCGCGCAAGGAAGCCAAGGCCCCGCTGTCCCAGGCTATGCTGGCCCGCCCCTACAAGGGCATCACTCCTGAGTCCTACGCGGTGGAGCCGAAGATTGACGGCGTCCGCGTGATCGTCGAGGTCTGCCGTCAGACTCTGGCCGTCGCCATGAAGACCCGCAACGGCAACCCGCTTCCGTCCATCGCTCACCTCGGCGCATGGTTCGCCGACACTGCCAGCAAGCACGGCGTCTTCACCTTCGACTGTGAGGCCGTCTCCGGCGCTGACTTCTACGATTCTGTCGGTGCTGTCCGCTCTAACGACCGTGCCGAGGACGCGTTCCTCTGGCTGCTTGACGTTCCCGACGATGTCGGAACCTACCGCGAGCGCCGCACCGTCATGGCTCGCTTCACTTACTCCGACAAGGTTCAACTGGTCGAGTCCTTCATGGGCATCTCGCCTAACGATGCGTTCCGTCGCTTCGTCTCTCAGGGTTTTGAAGGAGCAATGATTAAGGACGCGGACGCTCCTTACGCTCAGGGCAAGCGCTCTAACGCGTGGCTCAAGGTCAAGGCCGTGGACGCTGAGGACTGCCCGGTAGTCTCAGTCCATGAAGGCGAAGGCCGTCTGGCTGGCACGATGGGACACGTAGTCGTCGAGAACAACGGTCGCCTAGTCCGCGTGGGCGGTGGCTTCACCGACGAGCAGCGCGCCACGATCTGGGCGAACCGCGACACCGTCATCGGCTCTTGGCTTGAGGTCACGTTCCAGAGCAAGACGCCAGATGGCTCAATGCGTCACCCTCGTATCCGAGGCGACAAGTGAGAGTAACGCCTACCCCTTTCCCCGCACATGAATAACAAAGAATACCACGCCAGCCCGGCGGTCAGTAACTCAAAACTGTCCCGCTTCCTTGAGTCTCCCCGACTCATGAACACCCCCCGCAAGAAGACCCCTTCCCTCCGCTGGGGTTCGCTTGTCCACACCATCATCCTTGAGCCTCAGCTCGTCGGCTCCGAATGGGCCGTGATGCCCGAGGGTCTCGACAAGGGCAAGGGAGCCAAGGCCCGCGAAGAGGAGTTTGAAATGGCAAGCATTGGTAAGGAGATCGTAAGCCACGACGAGTACGTCCAACTCTGCAACATCGCCAAGGCTGTGCAGGAGGACACTGAGGCTTCTACCCTGCTTTCAGGTGAAGGCGTCAACGAGGCTTCGTTCTTCTGGACTGACCCCATCACCGGCATCGAGATGCGCTGCCGTCCTGATCGTTACCGCGATGACGGCCTAATCGTAGACGCAAAAACTACCCCATCCATTGAGCACTTTGCTTTTAGGCGCAGCTGCTGGGAGTTTGGATATGACCGCCAGTCGGCCCTGTATACTGACGGCATCGAAATCGCTACCGGCAAGAAACCTACAGGCTTTGCCTTCATCGCCATCGAGGGCAAGGAAGCCCCTGAAATCTTCGTCCAAGTGTTCGTAATGACCGAGGCCGACATCGAAGTCGGACGCCGTCGCTACCGCAAAGGACTCGACCTGATGGCCGCTTACCAGACCACGCTGGGTATGGACCCGCAGGCTTGGCCTAAGAAGACCGGCCCCGGTGTCATCGAAGTGGACCTCTCTAAGTTTAACGCATAACCCTTCCCACCATGAGCACACCCGCAGTCCAGCCAAAGAATACCATCGAGCTAGTCCGCTCGCAGTCCCTCCAGGAGCAGGTCGCCAAGGCCCTGCCCAACGCAGAAGACGCCAGCCGCTTCATGCGCTGCGTCATCACCGCCTGTAACAAGAACCCGAAGCTGTGGGATTGCACCCCCGCCAGCGTGGCCTCGGTCATCCTGCAAGCCGCTCAGTGGGGTCTGATGCCGGACGGCCACCATGCCCACCTCATCCCCTACGGCAACGATGCTACCCTGCAGTTCGACTACAAGGGCATCCTTGCGCTGGTCATGCGCTCCGGCGAAGTGGCCCACATCCACGCCGACATTGTCTGCCAGAATGACAAATACCGCTTCAACCTGGGCAAGGTCGAGGAGCACGTCGTGGACTTGTCCAAGGATCGGGGCGAAGCCTACGCGGTCTACGCCATGGTTCGCTTCAAGGACGGTGAGACTGCCGCTATTCAAATGAGCAAGGCTGAGGTGGAAGCCATCCGTAAGGCCAGCCGCTCTGGTGCATCCGGCCCTTGGGCGACCTACCCGATGGAGATGTGGAAGAAGACCGCGTTTAAGCGCCTTGCCAAGTGGCTCCCCCGCTTGCCGCGTGACGTGCAGGAAGCCATCCACAAGGACAACGAGGCAGAGTACGGCCACCGCACGGTTGAAGGCCAGCCAGTCCAGCCCGCAGCTGAAGCCATCAAGGAAGCAGTGAAGAAGGCTAAGGCCACCGAACCAGAGGCCGTCGTAAGCGCCGACGAACCTATCGACATTTAGGCTAACGCAGGAGTGCCGTGTAGCCGGGCCGATCCTCGTAAGGGGGTCGGCCTTATTGTTTGCGTAGGTGCAGATACGACAGCAGAAAGTCTATCCATGCGACACGTCGTCATCCCAATTGCGGGATTTGCAAGGGCGGGCAAGGACACGATGGCCGATGCTATCTTCGACCACTTGGAGCAAGACGAGCCGGGCTACTCAGTCATCGTGATGAAGTTTGCCGACGCGCTGAAACATTCCCTCCAGGCTTCGCTAAACGAGGCGGGCGTGAAGTCAGATGTCTATACCGAAGACACGGCCAAGAAATCCGAACTGCGTCCATTGCTGGTAGCCTACGGCGAATACTGCCGGAGTCAGAACCAGAACGTCTGGGTGGATAAGGTCATCGAGAACATCAACACGTGGGCAGACGAGACTGTCGCTGACTCAGACTCCACCGGCTCGGTTGTCCTGATCCCTGACCTACGCTACGCCAACGAGTACCAGAAGCTAGAGGCCCTGTGCATTAAGCGCGGCTGGGCATACGTCCCTATCTACATCGAGCGCCAAGGCAATCTGCCAGCCAACAACGCCGAGGCTGAGTCGATTGGATTGATGGCCGCTCGCGGTTACTTCGCCAGGGACAATGCTCTGCAAGTAGGCTTCCCGGATGGTTCCGTCGAACTGATCAGCCAGTGGGCACGCAAGTTCACTCAGTCCATGAGCCTGTACCGATGAGCAACATCGTCAGGAAATGGAAGCGGTTCGCGGTGGTATCCTGTTCGCATGGGCATTTCATAGACCCGTCCGCTCAGAAAGGGGTGACTGATTTTATTAAGGCATTCCGGCCCCACCGCTTTGACCATGCCGGAGACTATACGGACCTGTCCCCCATGATGGGCGGCGGCAAAGGCGAAGGCGACCCGCTGGCCCCTGACGTTGAAGAGGGCCTCAACTTCCTTGAGCAGCTGAAAGCCTACAAGGACCTAGAGCTAGTCGTGCACGACGGAAACCACGAGGCCCGCCTCTTCCGCTTGGCTCAGTCTACTAACGAGGTCGTGTCCGAGTGCGCGCGTCTCCTGATCGTGCAAATCCAGCAGCACTGCAAGAAGCTGAAGGCCAAGCAAATCCCTTACCGGGGAATCTGGCAAGGCTCTCGCATCGGTAACGGTCTGATTACCCACGGTTCTATCTACAACGAGTCAGCCTGCCGCGACATGGCCGAGATGTATTGTAAGGGCGGCGTCTCGGTAGTCATCTTCGGGCATACTCATTCCCCTGGCATAGCCAAGGGACGCCGCGACGATGCGCCGACCGGCATCAACGTCGGGACGCTCACGCGCATGGCCTGCATGGATTACGCTAACTCTAGGCGTAAAACGTTTTCGTGGGGTCAGGCCATCTGCTATGGCGAGTACTCCGACGACCTGATCGTGCCTACCCTCTACGTCCACCCGCAGGAACTGGCCGGGCAACCTTGGCGCATCAACGTATGAGCAAGCCTGCCGACATACTCGCCCGCCTAATGCGGGAACTGACGGCCAGCGCCGAGGACCACCCTTGCCCCGCCGGGTTTTATACCGTGGAAGATATCCGCGCTGAGTTACGTATGGCTTATACCAGGAACGCATCCTCTCGCGCTTACGATCTGTTCCGTCGTGGACTGCTGGAACGCAAGGCCCACAAGTTTAAAGCCAACACCGGGCAGTGCCACAAGGCATACGTCTATAAGCCCCTCCCGCCTTACCGCTCCATCCGGGAAGCCTCTGAAGGACTGTTCGCCCATCAGGCTGACAAGGTTCCGAAGGGATGGATCAGGGTCATGGACTACTGTCTATCAGCTAGGGTATCTGATGTGGCCCTACGTGGACGCATTACTAGGGCTGGCCTGAAGCCTAAGTATTTCAAGACTCCTAGGGGCATCATTGGCTTGCACCAGAACGCATACTACAAGAAGACCGACCTAGACCGTCTGTTTATTAAACGGTAAGGGCCACCCTTGCGGATGGCCCGAAGCCCGAACTGCCCTCAGTTGCGATCCCGCACAAGTGATATTGTCCGGGCCTCACCTGTTACCTTGAGATGGCAGGTCGTTTTGGCAAGCCCCAAGCCAGCGTGTTCACCTGCCTAGCCTTATCGAACTTGACGCGGGAGACGAACGCCCAGCTGAAACCGTAGCGCTGAAAGCCAGACCAGCCAAGATTCCATGCCAGCCAGATTTCACCGGGGAACGGCTGCCGACCTAACTGCGTAGCGAGCCTGACCTTCAGGACAGTTAGCCAGGTGCGGGCATACTCTCGCGCTCTGATCGGGGCCTTGGCGTCAGAGTAAGGGTAGACGGCCAGCCCGGCCTTGAGCCGGACAGCCGAGCAGTCGGACCACGCGGCAGAGTGCCACTGAAGGCATCCGATAGCCTTTCCCCGGTCCCCATCGGGGGTCTTAGCCCCACGGCCAGAGGACTCGACCTGTTCCACGGCCTGAACGACTGCCTCTGGGACGGCCTCAGAGGTGAGCAATGCGGCCGATAGGGCTAGGACTAGGGTCATGGGGTCAAACGGCTTTGGCGGGCACGTGGCAGGGTCAGGCCGTGCCGACGTAGGGCACTGTAAAGCGTGTGACGGCTAAACCCTGACGCCTCTGCCAGTTGCGGGACGGTCATACCCTGGGCATGGGCTTCGTAAACCAGAGCCTTGGCCGACCCGAACGGCTTACGCTCACGGCGTAGGGCAATCGACAGGTCCTCAGCTGCGGATCGGATAGACCGCATATTAAAACCAGTGTGCTTGGCGATGTCGTTGACCGACATACCATGTTCATGCCCGGCGATGACTGCGGCCTGCACCGCTCCGTACTCAGCGCGGTTAGCCATTGGGGTGATTGCTTACGCCAGCCTGTTCGGTCAGCACCTCTCGGATAAGGTCCTTCAGGACGTGGGAGGCCATGGCTTTGAAGGCGTCGCGCTGGAGTTCGACCTCGGCTAGTCGTAGCCGGAGGCGGGTCAGTTCGTCGTAGTATTCTGGGGGGTTCATTTGGTTTTGAGTTTAGGGAGTTTGCGGTATTGGCGGTAGGAGTGTATGGAGTCAGCAGAGATGCGAAACCGTTCGGCGGCTTCGGTATAGGTGGCGTTATTCTTGCGCGCCCATTCGTAAGCCTCACGCCCCTTCTCGCTGGCGGTCTTACCGTTCTTGGGCTTCTTACCTCTCAGCTCAGAGGGACGGCCAGTCGGTTTCGGCCAGCACCCCATCGCCTTGAGCAGCGCGCGCGTCTCGTCTGCCTTCATGTAATGCTCCTGCAGGGCGGCTTCCCGCATGGGGACGTGCTTATCAATCAGGTTGTTCATCGCACTGATCGCCGAGGAGTGGGAGTTATAGGGACTGGTCATGGGGCAGACTTAAAGACGTTGAGGCTGAACAGGTATTCCCAGCGTTTGCGGTGCTCGGCCAGTTCGCGGGCGGTGGCCTTAGTTTCGACCGGCGTCTGCTGCTTAAGGCCAGGACGCAGGCGCTCAGGGCGTCGCTTCTGGGGGCGGGTCACGGCTGCTTGACCTCCTTGGCGGCGAGCCATGCGGGGACAGTTGCGGGGTAGCCTTGATACATCAGGCGGTCAGCCATCGCATCCCCTGCCTTGGTCAGCCGCTCGACCTGTGCCTTGAGGCGGGCGTTCTCCTCCTGCAGTCCACCGATCTGGTTAAGGTCGTGGATACGTTCGTAGTGTAGGCGGGCGTAGTCCTCGTAGGAAACAAAAGCCCCATCGAGCTGATGGGTGCAGACCCCATTCTCGTCGATGTCGTAGCGTCGTACGTCGCTCACTGCTTGGCCCTCATGTCCTGCCAGTCCTCGACCGCTTCCTGGACCTCGGCATGGCTCAGGCGCTTACCGTGCCGGATGCAGAACCACAGCTCATCGCCAGCCTCTCGGAGTCCTTCGGCGCGGTGCTTGAGGCGCTGAACCTCGGCCTTCAGTGTCGTGATCTCGGCCTCACAGTTTGCCACGGCCTGATCGGCGATGTGCAGGGGAATCATTCGGTTGTGATTAATGTCGCTCATAGGACGTTGAACCAGGCGCGCCCGGCGTTGATACCGAACTTGATGGTGCAGCCATTGCAGTGCTGCTTGGCGGCGTGAGCGGCTTCGGCCAGCATCTCTTTTGCCTTAGACACCGACAAGTCCTTCGTGTAGATCAGGCGGTTAATGTGCTCGACCTCGGTCGCCATATGCCGGGTCGCTAGCTGGTGGTGGGTCAGGTTCATTTGATTGCCCCCTTGTTGAGTCGGTCGCAGAAGATGATGGCGTCCTCTGGGTCTTTCATAATGGTCCAAGAACTTCCAACACAGTGAAGGTAGTCTCCGACAGTGTTGCCATTAACGTCGTTATCCTTAAACATATACTTGCGGTCAGGGCCGGGGAGGCCACTGATCCAGATGGACCAGCGCTGACGATTGCCGGTCTTCACCTTTAGCAGGTCGTCCTGCCTGTCGCAGAGAGCCTTGAGCGCCTGACCGTTGCGGTACAACTGCCGGGCGTATGACCAGGGGAAGAGCCACCAGAGTGGCGGCATGGAGTTTGGTTTGATGATGAGCATGGCGGGATGGTGAGAGAGTGGGTCAGGCATTGCTGGCGGCCTCCCATGCGACGACCTTAGCCTCGGCATCGGTCTTCCAGACGCCACGGAACTCGACGATCAGGTCGTAGGCCGTGAACAGCGAAGCGATGCGCTTCTTGCCGATCAGCGGGGCGAACTCGCCAGAGGTCGGAGCGTGGTCCACGCGGTCAATCTGGACGCGTAGGCCGAAGAGGAAGCCGTATAGTTCGTATTGGCTCTGCTTGCCGGACTTCGCCCGGTGTTTGAGGATGAGTTCCTTGGCCGCTTCGAGACGGACAGGGTCGGTGATTGCTTTGGGTCGGTGGTTCATGTGCGGGAGATTAAAAACGGTTAATGATGTCCAGCAGGCTAGGGCCATCGGACAGCAGCAGGATGTAGAGGGCCAGCGCAAGGCCAGCGAGGAGGGCGATGAGGAGTTTCATGTGCGGGAGATTAGGCGTTAGCGTAAGTGCGGTTAAAATGATTGATGCAGTCCAGCAGGCCGAGGCCGTCGCACAGGCCATGGGCCTTGCGGTAATCAATCAGCGCGGCGTCGAGCGTAGGCTCGGCGGCTTTAAACTCTTCGCGAGTCTTAGCGGCGTTGCACGCGGCAAAGGCAGCGGCAAAGGCATTGGCAATCTTGATCAGGTTTTTAGTAGTCATGTTGTGCGGGAGGCCATCAACCTAGCACCCTTACATCTGCCGTAAAGCACTAACCGTTATAAATCTACCCCCTCAGTTATACAACTTGCCCCGACCCCTCCAGACCCCTACTCTGCCCCCTTCCCGCACGTGTTCGACCTCCGTCCCTACCAGCAAACCGCCGTCGATGCGGTGCGAGACTCCTTCAGGGCTGGCCGTCGCCGTCCCCTGCTGGTCGCCCCTACAGGCTCCGGGAAAACCGTCATCTTCTCCTATATCACCGCCTCAGCTGCGGCCAAGGGCAACCGCACCCTTGTGCTCGTCCACCGCGCCGAACTCCTGGAGCAGTGCCACCGCTCACTCTCGCAGATGGACGTGCCTCACGGCCTTATCGCTTCTGGCCTTACGCCCGACCGCTCTCATCTCACGCAGATCGCCAGCGTGCAGACGCTCGTCCGCAGGTTCGACCGCGTCATGGCTCCTGACCTCATCGTTATCGACGAAGCACACCACGCCACTGCCGGTGCTTGGGCATCAGTGCTCGCCCAGTACCCTGAAGCGCGCGTCCTCGGCGTCACCGCTACTCCGCAGCGCCTAGACGGCAAGGGCCTCGGCCAAGTGTTCGACGACCTGATCCGTGGGCCAGAGGTTACAAAACTCATAGATGAGGGGTACTTATGTAAACCAGTGTATTACGCCCCTAAGACCGTGGACCTTACAGGTGTGCACATGGTGGCAGGAGATTATAACCGTGCCGAAGTAGCCGAGCGTATGGACCGCCCGACCATCACCGGCGACGCCGTCATTCATTACCGCAAGTACGCCGAAGGACAGCCGTGCATCGTGTTCTGCACAGGAATAAAGCACGCCGAGCACGTGGCCCAGGCGTTCAACGCTTCAGGCTATCGGTTCAAGGTCATCGACGGTACGCTCGCCAAAGAAGAGCGCGCGCGCCGAGTCCTCGACCTGTCCACAGGTGCACTGCAAGGGCTGGTCAGCGTGGACATCGTCTCAGAGGGGTTTGACCTGCCGTGCGTATCGACAGCCATCCTGCTTAGGCCGACGGCATCTCTATCTCTGCACCTCCAGCAAGTGGGCAGAGTCCTCCGTCCGTCACCGGGCAAGCCACGCGCCGTCATCCTAGACCATGTAGGCAACTGCAGGCGGCACGGCCTAGCCGAAGAGGTCCGAGACTGGTCCCTCGACGGCATCCGCAAGCGGAGCAAGCGTGGCCCGCAGGACGATGTGGCCGACACCCGCCAATGCCCGGAGTGCTTCGCAGTTCATACTCCAAGCCCAGCCTGTCCGCAGTGCTTGCACGTCTACGAAATCAAGGACCGCATCCCTGACGTGGTAGATGGCGAGCTAGAGGAACTGAAGGCACGTGAGGCCGTCCGAAGCCGCAAGCGGGAGCAGGGCACGGCTCAGACTCTTGAGGACCTGATCCGCGTCGGCAAAGCCAGAGGCATGAAGAACCCTTACGGCTGGGCGCACAACGTGTTCAAGGCACGAAACTCTAAACGATGAACAAGCGCGTATTAATTGCCTGTGAAGAAAGCCAGACTGTCTGTAAGGCTTTCAGGTCTAAAGGATTTGATGCCTACAGCTGCGACATACAGGACTGTTCTGGAGGACATCCGGAATGGCATCTAAAGGGCGATGTGCTACAGCACATAGATAAGGGCTGGGATTTGATTATAGCTCACCCACCTTACACATATCTTAGCAAGGCCGGTGCTCGATGGCTACACGCAGGCGGCCAGATTAATCAGGCAAGGCTTGCTCAAGGCATGGCAGCTAAGAGTTTCTTTGAGGCCATGCTAAACGCTGACTGCAAACACATTGCCGTAGAAAACCCGACACCATTAAAGGTTTATGATTTACCTAAATCTAGTCAGGCAATCCAGCCTTGGCAATTCGGCCATCCATACAGTAAACGGACTTTGCTATGGCTAAAGAACCTACCGCCACTGACAGCCACAAACATTGTTAAGAATTATAAACCTTACCTGCCTTCTAACACAGGTGGCAAGAAGCGTGGTCAGTCTTACTCTATTGGCATCAGCAAGAACGCTAAGGAGAGCAGTAAGACATTTTTAGGTGTCGCCGAAGCTATGGCTGAACAGTGGGGGGCTGTCCTATGAGCGAAGCCGCCATCCAGCAGGACATCCGACTGTCCCTGGGCAAGTGTCCAGCCGTGCGGATGTTCCGCAATAACTCCGGCGCATACAAGGACCCCCGCTCTGGCCGCGTCATCCGCTACGGCCTGACCACTGGCTCGGCTGACCTGATCGGCTGGCAGACGCTTACGATCACCCCTGACATGGTAGGCCAGAGGTTTGCCCGGTTCCTATCGGTCGAGGTTAAGGCCCCCAAGGGCAGGCTAACCCCTGAGCAGGAGACGTGGCGGGCGGCTGTCCAAAGGGCCGGGGGCATCGCCATCGTCGCGCGCTCAGTCGAGGACGTCGCTTTTCTGGTTGCCTGACCGCAACCCTACCGACACCTTGGGCCATCCCGCACCCTATGGCTCCTCGTCTCGACTTCGCTACCGTCAATGCCGCCGCGCTTGGCTCCCTTGAATCCCTCTGCTGCGAGTGGTTCCCCGCTGGCAAGAAAGACGGCCACGAGTTTAAGGTCGGCTCAGTCCGAGGTGAACCTGGCTCCAGCCTCTCCATCAACCTGACGACTGGTAAGTGGTGCGACTTCGCCGGTGACGACAAAGGCTCCGACCCTATCTCCCTGCTCGCCGCCATCAAGGGTTGCAAGCAAGGCGAAGCCGCCCGCGAACTGGCCGAGCGTCTGTCCCTTGGGGTCACCGCATCGACCGCCCCCCGCGCCGAGTACGAGTCCAAGCCATCAGCTGCGTCCGAGTGGGAACCTCTTCCCTACGCTCCAGAGGGTTGCCATGAGCCTGACCTGAACCACTACAAGCACGGCCAGCCTGTCGCCACTTGGCCCTACCTCACCGCTGACGGCAACCGCGTTGGCCTGATCTGTCGCTTCGACCTAGCCGATGGCTCCAAGGAAGTCCTGCCCATCACCTGGTGCGAGCACGTATCAGGCAAGCAGGCATGGCGCTGGAAGTCATTCGCCAAGCCCCGCCCGCTGTTCAATCTGCCAAAGGTGGTTCACGCCGACGCTAACAAGTGGGTCCTGATTGTTGAAGGCGAGAAGACCGCTGATGCCGCCAGCCGTCTGCTGCCTAACCTCACCGTCACAACCTGGTCAGGTGGCTCCAAGGCCGTCAGCCTAGCCGACTGGTCATCCCTTGCTGGTCGTCGCGTCCTCTTCTGGCCTGATGCCGATGAGCCGGGTCGCAAGTGCATCGAGCTAATCCGCAAGCAACTGCCAGACGTCCGCATCGTCACCCCGCCCGCTAACGTGGCCGAGGGCTGGGACCTTGCCAACGCTGAGGCCGAAGGCTGGACCACCGACATGGTCCGCGCTCACATCCGTGGAGAGGCTGTCGCCCAGCCATTGCCGGCCGAGTCACCCCCTCCCCCCGAAGTGCTTGAGGCTATCGACTACGCTAACCTAGACGCCCAGCCCCTGCATGAGCCAGACCCTATCCAAGAGGAGCCTTGGCCGTTCCGGGTCCTCGGTCACGACGACGGCGTCTACTTCTACCTCCCCGACTCTAGCCAGCAGATCGTCAGTCTGACCGCCAACGACCACAAGCACTTGCCCTTCCTGCGCCTTGCTGGTGCTAACTGGTGGGAGACTCACTTCCCCGGGCGTGAAGGAGCCGACTGGAAAGCCGCCGCTAACGCTCTCATCCAAGCCGGACACCGTGAAGGCATCTTCGCCCCGCGTAAAGTCCGTGGCCGTGGCTGCTGGGTAGACGAAGCCCAGGTCATCTTCCACGCGGGCGACCGTCTCCTAGTCGGCAGCACCGAGGTATCCATCCCATCCTTTAAGTCGAAGTGGATTTACACCCAAGGCCAGCGCCTTGAGGCCGACCAGGCTGAACCCATCTCCAACGTCGAGGCCGCGCGGCTGATGGCCCTCACCGACATGATGAATTGGAAGGAACCCATCTACTCCAAGTTCTTTGCTGGCTGGTGCGTCATCGCCCCGATCTGCGGCGTGCTCGGCTGGCGTCCCCATATCTGGGTCAACGGTCCGTCTGGGTCTGGTAAGACGTGGCTCCTGAATAACATCCTAGACCCGCTGGTGGGCCGCCTTGCCCTTTCGGTGCAGTCAGCGACCACCGAGGCTTACATACGTCAACGCCTACGCTCAGACGCCCTCCCTGTCGTTTTCGATGAGGCCGAGTCCGAGGACAAGCGCGGACAAGCCCGGATGCAGTCTATCCTTGAACTGGCCCGCGCCGCCTCAGCTGAGACTGGAGCCGGTATCGGTAAGGGTTCCGCGTCAGGCAAGGCCATGGAGTATCAGATCAGGTCCTGCTTCGCCTTCGCCTCTATCGGCGTGGCCGCTAACCAGCGCGCCGATACTAGCCGTATCACCTCCCTTGAACTGCGGAAGGATAACACCGACGGCGGTCAGGCTCGCTTCGAGCAACTGAAGGTCCTCTGGGCCGATACCATCGCCCGCCCTGGCTTCGCTGAGGGTATCCGCTCACGCTCTTTAGCCAACGCCATGAGCATCACCGAGAACGCCCGAACCTTTGCCAAGGCCGTTGCCATCAAGCTAGGGGACCAGCGTATCGGTGACCAATTAGGCGCGCTGCTCTCCGGGGCCTTCTCCCTTACCTCGACCCGTGTCCTTTCCCTTGAGGACGCCACCGCTTGGGTTGAGAAGCAGAACTGGACCGGCTTCCTTCCCGATGAAGCCGACCAGGATGAAGTCCGCGCGCTTGCTTGGATGCTCGATAAGTCCATCCGATTTGAGCAGGACGACCGAACCTATACCCGATCCATTGGCGAACTGGTGCAGGCTTACTACTCGACCGAGGTCACCGTGGATGACGCGGATAACATCCGTAGCAACCTGATGCGCTCAGGGCTGAAACTCGAAGACGATACCGTCTCCATCTCGAACCATCACCCCGCTCTCCGTACCCTCTTCGAGAACACTTCATGGGCCGACAAGTGGAAGGATCAGTTTGCAAGAGTACCGGGCGCGGTGCACCTATCTAGCATCCGATTTGGGGCTTCGACCCATCGGGCCGTCCGCATTCCGAGGACTGCGTTCCTTGCTTAGTCGCTGTATGCACGCGGCCTAGCCGTAACTGCATACACCTTAAGTGTCTGTAGCGGTAACGCTTTAGGTTAGCCGTGGACTGTATGCAGCCTTGGGGATATATAACCCCCTTTATAGGATACCCCCTCCTATCCCCTCCTCTCCTCTCTCTCTCTATATCTATCTATCTATTGTTATAGGTAAGTAGTAGGGGGCTTCTGTAACTATGCTGGTAGTCAGTGTGTTAAGGTGTATGCAAGCCCTGCATACAACTGCACACGGCCGCATACAACCCCGCCGAGTTATAGTTTCACTTAACCTTACCTTTAGCCCCATAACCTGATCAGTGGTCGAGACTCAGGATAACATCCCGCCAGAGCACCAACGACTTGTTGATGCTCACTTCGATTCATTGTCCCCGGCCAAGCAGCGCAAGGCCAGGGCCGCTGGCTTCAGGCCGTACCGCGAACTGCCCAGGTCAGGCGACAACATCATGGAGCTTGATGAAGCCAAGGCGTGCTGGCGACTCAGGCAAGACGAGGGAGAGGACGCTACCGTTCGAGGTCAGACGTTCGACCGCGCCGAGGTCCTGGCTATCCTATCGGTCGTGCTCGACTCTATCGGACGCAAGCGCTGTCCGGCTATGCGCGGCCAAGCCGAGGTGATCCGTATTGGACTAGGCATAGGGACCAAGCTGACCATGAGACAAGTCGGGAAACTGCTCGGCTGTTCACGCGAAGCTGCGATGGGGCAGGTGGCATCCTTCAAAGCACGTGTAGATGCCGGTATCCGGGCGGTAAAAGCCGCACACGCGAAAACAGGGGTAAAAGGGCCTCAAAGGAATCTTTTATGCCCCCCCTAAGAGCCGCGTGGCTTGCCACCCCGCCGTTTTTTTTAACATGAGTTTGAAAACGAGCAAAAAACCCCTGATTCTGAAACGGTGGAATCCCCGCGTAAGCCAGGGCGACCGAAAAAAGAGCGGCCCGAGTTAGACGTGGAGGGAATCCCAGACGCGAACTTCGCCGAGACGATTGCCAAGCATGAAAGGCTAGTCGTGCTCTCGCGTGAGAAGTACGAGCGGCTCCTGCGTGCCGGAGATGCCGAAGCTCGTTACGCCCAGGTAACTTATAACCAATCGCTCAAGCAGTCGGTGGCCTTGCGCGAAGAGCAGGAGCGCCGATCAGTGTTTGCCCGGGAGCAGATTCCTGCGGTCGAAGCGCGCGAAGCGATGCTGCGTCTGGCTGGCCTAATCGTCGAGCGGCTAGACGCGCTTGGCTCAGAGTGCGGTGAGAACTGCAACCCGAAGGACCCAATCAAAGCCATCGGTGTCCTGACCGATTGGGCGAGAGATGCGCGCGAGAAGGTTGCCCGGGTGGCCGGAGTGTTCGAGGAGCCGAAGGCATGAACGCCGAGGAACTGTTCCAGGAGGGACTTGCGGTCGTGAGGCCGTCAGCCCTGAGCGACCCGGTCGCGTACCTCAAGGAGAACGTTAAGAAGATTCCTGCTGGCGTGTTCGACGGAGGGTACAACCCGAAGCGCTGGCCGTGGATCGGTGAGGCCGTGCGGATATTCAACCAGCCTACAACGAGCCGAATGTTCATGCCCTGGGCCATCGGCTGCGGGAAGACGCTGACGCTCAAACTGATTGCGACTTACCTGATGGCTAACCGCCGAGCGTCGATGGCTATCTACCTCGACTCGCAGGACAAGGCGAAGGGATTCACGCTTAATGAGCTGCGGCCCCTGTTCGAGCAGGTCGGTGACATCCGCTCGCAGATGAGCGCCGACGATAACGACAAGTCAGGGACGCTACGGTTTGCGGACGGCTGCTTGATTCACAACCGATCGGCATCAACCGAGAAGCACCTGCAGAGTCTGCACGTCCGATACGTCCTCGGCTCGGAAATCTGGCAATGGCCTAACGGTGCAATAGCCATGAGCATGAGCCGACTGAAGGCGGCGGCGTTCGCGTCGAAAGCTGTGTACGAAAGCCAGCCAGGGGATATCGAAGGCCAAGGCGCTGAGTTCTGGAAGTTCTACCTGATGACTGACCAGCGTCAGTGGATGTTCGTCTGCCCGATCGAGACGTGCCAGCACCGGCAGCCGTGGCTATGGGATTACATCAGATTCCCAGAAGGGGCTAAGGGCATCGACGGCTGGGACCTTGAGGCCGTGCAGAACGGCACGACCTACGAGTGCTCGAAGTGCAAGACGCGGCTTGAGGACAACGACGAGGTCCGCACGACGTGCAACGAGGTCGAACGCGGCGCTGGGTTCTTCTCGACGGCCAAGGCCGAGAAGGCCGGGTATGTCGGACTACACGTCAACGCTCTGGCGTCTACGAGCTGGGGTTCTCTGGCCGTGGACATGATCAAGGCGAAGGAGGTCGCTGAGTTGGGTGACCTGACCCCCCGCAAAATATTCAAGACCCAGTATTTGGCACAGCCTTGGAGTGATGACACCGCGTCGATGGTGGTAAGCACTGAGTCCTCGGACTACGCTATGGCAGACCCTTGGGAGGCAGTGGCCTACATTGGCCCACGCGGTCAGATCGTGGACAAGGCCGATGCCCCTGAAGGCTCGGTTAAGTTCCTGACCGCCGCTATCGACTGTCAGGGTGACCACCTGTGGGTTGTGCTTAGGCAGTGGGCGCGTACCGGGCATAGCCGCCTAGTCTGGTTCGGAAAAGTTATGAGCACCGATGGCCTGACAGATTGGAGCGGGATAGATGCCCTAGTGGCAAAGCATGGGGTGCATCCGCAGCTTGTCATGGTAGACTCTGGTGACGGTAATTCTACGCAGGAGGTCTACAAGCAATGCGCTACCCGTGGCTGGCAGTGCGCCAAGGGTTCAGGCCAGGAGTATTTCAACGTCAAGACGAAGGCCGGTGACGCGGTGCGTCGGTTCTACAACACGCCCACGGCTATTCACGTGCCGGGCGTCCGCAACCCCACGACACTGGTCGTGTGGTCGAATCTCTCGGGCAAGGATTTATTCTGGGGCACGCGCGCTCGTAAGGTCTTCACGTTTGCCCGTGATGCCTTGCCTGACTATATCGCCCAGCTCGATAGTGAGCTCAGGGTAAAGGAAGCAGGGAAGCCTATCTGGCGACTGCGCCAAGGGGTTAAGCATAACCACGCCCTAGACTGTGAGTTGCTTGGGATGCTCATCGCCGCGCGTTGGGGGCTGATCGGTAGGGACGAGCCTCAAACCTTACTTGCCCCCCAATAGTTATATGGCTCTAGGCATCTATGTCGGCTTACCAGAGGAGACTTTGCTTGCCTACAAAGAGGAGGCTTTGGGCCAGCTCGGATTGGCTGTCACGTCATACAGTGACTCCGGCACGAGTGTTAACAAGACTGCAGGGATGCCCGTGGCTACGCGCATCCTAGAGATCAACTACGCTTTATCCAAAATCGACAGTTCACGTTATGGGGGTGCTCATACCTCCGTGCAGATTAACTGGGATTACCGAGTTGACCGCTAATGCCTCCTAAGAAACTTACCTCAAAAGCCAAGGCGGCTAAGAAGCAACCCTCTGCGAGTTACTCGCAGTTCGCAAGCACGACGCAATCCGGCGCGCGCCGTATGCTGTTTATCGGTGGGGTGAACGACCAGCGCAAGGAAGTTACCTCTGCAACTCGGACAGCAATGATGGCGAAATCCCGCTGGGCTGTGCGTAATAGTCCAATCTACAAGCAATGCGCCGACGAGGCCGTTTTGATTTCTGTCGGTGATGGCCTTGTAGCTCAGTCCCTGGCTAAGAACCCGCAGACTGCGGTGGCCTACGATAAATACTTCCGCGACTGGTCAGTGCGTTGCGACCTCACCCGGCGTTACAATCTCGGACAGTTGCAGACCATGTGGATGCTCGGAGCCTTGATTGACGGTGATTCTTTTGGCATTCTGACTAACGACCCTAAGACCGGGGTCCCGGCTATCCAGATTCTTGAAGCCCACCGCGTCGGGTCTCCACGCACTGAGTTTAACGATAGGAACGTGGACGGTGCATACCTAGGAACCTACGGAGAAATTGTAGGCTGGAATGTCTACACCGATGACCAGACGAAGGACCGCTACGTGCCTTCCTCGGCTATGCTGCAGGTCATGGAGTTTGAGCGGCCCTCTGCAGTACGCGGTTACCCAGTGCTTCAGTCTAGCCTCAATAGCGTGCAGGATCACCTCGAAGTCTTCGGACTAGAGGTTCGCGCGGCCCGCGACTCGGCAGATCATACTCTAATCCTGAAGAAGCAGGGCGGCGTTTTGCAGGATGACCCTGCCGCTCGATTCTCCGGCGACGCTAACTCCTGCGAAAAACTTGCCAGCCAGATGGGCGGTAAGATGCTTGTGGTAGATACCAATGAGGATTTGTCCCAGCTAAGTCAGACTCGCCCTTCCCCTGCTTGGATTGGCATGATGACCGCCATCGAGCGCGACATCGTTCGCCTATTGCCGTACGAGTATCAGGTAACCCCTGGAGTGCTCGGGGGCAGTTCAGTAAGATTGGTCGCCGGTCGTGTGTCACGATGGGCCAATAAATGGCAGTCAATTCTCATCGATAGCCTAGACCGCGTATACGATTACGTTATCGCAGACGGCATCGCTAAGGGTAAGATTCCCGACGACCCTGACTTTAACCGCAAGTCTTGGATCACGCCCCGCGACATCACCGTGGACGCTGGCCGCGAAGCCTCTCAAGACCGTGCCGACCTCCAGATGGGTCTCACGACCGCTCAGGCTATCCTCGGTAAGAAGGGTATGACCTACGACGAAGTCCTAGAGCAGCGCGCTGTCGAGATGGAGAAGCTCGTACAGAAAGCCAAGGACCGTAGCCTCCCCCTCTGGATGCTCTACCAGTCTGCCTTCAATTGGCTCCAGCAGGGTCAGGCTTCGGCCCAGACGCCTTCTGACGTTGCGGACAACCTCGACATCCCCCCTCCCCCAGAAACCCCTTAACCAATGAAGTGCTTAATCTCAGGATTGTCCGGCCAAGAGCCGATGCTAATTGACCCCATCAAGGCGGCCAATCACATGAAGTACGCCGAGAAGTACGGCGTTATCGACGGCGTGCTCGATATGTTTTTTAACCCTGTCGAGAAGCCGTACGTTACTCAGTCGGGCACGGGCGTAATCACAGTGAAGGGGGCCATGGGGCTTGGCCTTTCCAAGTTTGAGCGCATGACCGGGGGCGTAGACATGGAAGACATTACTAACCAGATTGACGATATGCTGGATAACCCGGCTGTGCAGCGTATCGCTTTCAACGTCTCTTCTCCTGGTGGTACTGTCCTCGGAACCCCTGAGCTTGCCGACAAGGTCGCAGGCATCCCGCTTCCTACCATGGCTTACACTAAAGACATGATGGCATCAGGGGCGGTCTACGCGTTTAGCCAAGCCGATCAAGTCGTGGCTAGTAACAGCGCCTACGTCGGCTCCATCGGTGTGATCATGGTCGATGAGTCCTACGCGGCTTACTACGAGCAGATTGGTCTGAAAATGGAAATCTTCCGCGCTGGAAAGTATAAGGCGGCCAATGTGGCAGGAGAAGGCTACTCTGACGAGATGCGCGCTGAAGAGCAGGCCCGCATCGACGCCATGCATGAACAGTTTAAAAAGGTCGTACTGCGTAAGCGCTCGATGGCTAACCGTGCCGACATGGAAGGCCAGATTTTCACGGGCGAAGAAGCCGCAGCTAAGAACCTTATCACCGGCCTTGCTACGTCCTTTGCTTCTGCCCTGGCATCCTTCGAGGGTTCGGATGGTCAGGACGCTAAGCGCATTACCATGGCTAAGACTAGCAAGAAGGCCAAGGCCATCGCCAAGCCATTGGCGTCCGAGGTCGAGGACGATGTCCTTGAACTGCTCACCCCGCGTCAAAAGGAAATGGTCGATTCGTATATCGACATCGAAGAAACCTTCGGAGCATTCGACCAGAGCACCGGGCCTGATGGCGCGCACTACGCCCCGGTCTCCCCGTTCGCCTCTGAAGGACTCCTCTGCCAGAACTGCGTTTTCTACCGTGGTCCTCGCGGATGTGGTATCGTCGCTGGCGACATCGACCCTAACGGCATCTGCAAGCTGTGGGTGATTCCTAACCTTACCTAATCCGCAATAGTATATGACTATCGAAGAGCGCGCTAAGGCTGCTGAAGCCTCCGTCCTTTCCCTGACCGCCGAACGCGACGATCTCCGCAAGACCGTCGAGGCTTCGGTCGTTAACGTCTCTGCTGACCTTGACGCTCTCAAGGTTGAGTCCGCTGCCCAGTCCCAGAAGATTCTGGAACTCGAAGCCGCTCTCGCTGAGGCTAACGCCAAGAACGCTGAACTGGAAGCCTCCAAGGCTACTGGCTCCGTCGAAGCCGCTAACATCCTCGCCGCCTCTGGCGTTGACCCGGTCGCCGCTCCTGTCGTTTCTGGCGCTATCGGTTCCATCGTTGAGCAGTACGCCTCGATGCCTGCCGGTCCTGAACGCCGCGCCTTCTTCAAGATGCATAAGGCTCTCCTTTTCTCCGCTAAATAATCTCCTACCCAATATAACCTACCATGGCTAATACCATCAACAGCGCCCTGATCGTTGACACTGTCAGCGAATACGGCCTCACCAAACTCGCGAACCGTCTCGCGGCCCTCAGCCATTTCACCACGGATTTTTCCGCTGATGTTAAGCGCCCGGCCGACGTCGTCCAGGTTTCGCTCTCGACCGCTGGCAGCACGACTGTCACCAACCCGACTGACTTCTCGACCATCGGCGCTTCCACGCTCGGTGCTTCTGCCGTCACGCTCGCCCACCTGTACCAGCCCTTCGGTCTCGCCTACGGCGATATCCAGAATGGCATCAAGCTGGAACGCATCGTGCAGATCAACATGGACAAGCTCGCCGACGCCATCTGGGCCGCCGCTACTGCTCCTATCACCGTCGCTAACTTCGGCGCTGCCACTGTCACCGCTGCCGACTCGGCTGTCACCCCTGGCTCGGACAACCTCCGCGCTCTCTGGGCTGGCGTCTCGAAGGCTGGCCGCAAGGCGCTCATCGTGAACCCGGGCATCTACTCCCAGCTTATCCCGACCAGCACGACCTCCCTGCCCCTCTCTGAAGGTGCTTACGGTTTTGAAGGCGGCGTTCACTACGCTTCCCTCTTCCCGTCCGAGGCCAAACTGGCTGGTTTCGCTTGCTCGTCCGAAGCCGTGGCGATGGCCGCTGCCCAGCCGGACTTCTCCGCTACCCAGAACCAGTTCCTCGTCAGCGAGTCGCTCGTTCTCCCGGGTCTTGGTCTGAGCGTGTTCTACAATGTCTGGGGTGATCCTTCCACTCGTAACCTCGTCGGCTCCTTCGAGCTGATGTTCGGCGCGAACAAGGGCATCACGACCGGCACGATCGCCTCCGTCTACAACCCCTAATCTGGGCTGACGGCCTGAAACAGCCCCCAGCGATGGGGGCTTTTTTGTATCTCCAATTCCCTACCCTCCCAACACATGAGTATTTATGATACATTTCTCCCAGACTTCCAATCTTTGCTGGCAGATATCGGCGTCCCGGCGCTAGTTAACGACCAGTCATTTCTAGTTGGCCTGTCCCGCCCGATGAATACCCCAAGCTTTGGGGCTGGGGGTTTCGTTGACCAGAAGATGTGGACGGTGCGTTTCGCTGCCGCTACGGCCCCTTGGACGGCTTCTGATGGCCGGGTTGGAGGGCAGGTAGCCACTCTGGCCTCTGGGGTCCCTATCGCCGCCCTGGGCGAAGGTAAGAAGTTCACGGTTAACGGGCAGGTCCTCCGTATTAAGGGCCAGTCCTACAAGCAGACTAGCGCCGTCATCGAACTAGACTGCGTAGACGATAACCAGTAATGGCTAAAAAGTCCGGCATTGACCCTAAGAGTAAGGCCGACTTTGACGCGGCTATTACCCAGTTTGCTAAGGACGTTAAGGTTGACCGGGACGTTATTGCTAATGAGCAGATGCGCCTAATGCTCCGGGACGCTATGATCTTCACCCCGCCTATGCCTGCTGGTGGCGGTCAAGGGCTAGGTGTTGCCGCTTGGAAAGCGGGTAAAGGGAAATTGGCTAAGGACGTTAAGCGCATCTTTATTCCTATGGATCAGCCCCGTAGGTCTAAGGGCGTATTCCTACGGCAGGTCATCAACGCCGTCCAAGGTACAGGCCCTAGTGGTCGCTCCTGGATGGATTTCATCGCTCTGCAGCCGACAGAAAAAAACATCAAAGGTTTGTCCCCGGTCATGCGTAAGATCATGCAAGACACGGACACGCGCCGGGCATTTGCCAAGGCCCAGAACTATCTAAGCAAAGCTCGGGCCGATGGAAGCATTACCCCACCTCAAGGACTTACTAATGACTTACGCAGTATCCATGATAAGTATAAAGGCAAAGTCGGTGGACGCTGGCCTAAGAAAGCCCCTGTAGGTGGGCCTCAATACTTGGTAGCAACTGACCTTCAATTGCAGGCTTACATTACCGAGCGCCAACTTAAGGTAGGTCGCGTCAAGGCTGGATGGGCTTCGGCTCTTCAATTGATTCCACCCCTGATTAGTTCCAAGGGCACTGCCCGTAACTATGGCGTCTACGATGCCCCATGGGTTGACGCTAACCGCTCTTCCGCAGGCCAGTTCACAATGAGCGCTAACGCGACTAGTGTCCACATGGAAGCCACTAACCTTATCGGTAACATCAATAACGTTGCAACGGATGCCGGTACAGAGAACATCGTCTACGGCAACCGCGTTAAGCAACTGAACGCAACCGTCCAAGCCAGAATTAGGGACACAATTGACCGAGCCAACCGCAAGAAATAACCAACTTTATGGGCACGAAATCCTCACGTCAAATCCTCGAAGCGGCTATCGCTTCCCACCTATCAGCTCAGACCGAGCTGGCCGGAGTTTCCATCTACACCGGCGACGGTGCAGATACCAACGTACTGCCTAAGGCCATTGTCCTCTGCGACTCGGCACGATCGCCTAACGATATGCCCCAGGGGCTTGGTAACTATTCGTGTGGTACACGGATCACTGTCTTCTCGTCTGCCGACGATAACACCCTAGCCGAGCACCGCGCCCGATGCGCTGCCGTAGCTGGGTCTATGCAGGACCTTACGGCCATCAAGGCGGTCTTTGTAGCTGGGGGCGATGCCCTATGCTATGACGTCACCCCACTGTCCGAGGACGAAGGGGTTAACGAACGCTCCTGGGCGTCCGTGTTCGGTTACGACGTCCTGATCGTGGTCAACCCTCAGTAACCTTACCACTTAAACAATAGTATATGTGCGCCGCTGTAGTTTATGGGGTTAGTGCAATCTATGGAATCGGTGATACCACCGTCTCTAATGCTATCTGCCAGTCTTACACCAACGATGGCGAGTTTAACAACGAAACCACTATCGTTGATGAGACTGGTGTGACCGTTACGTGGCGCGGCGATGACCGCAAGACGCAGATCAGCGTTGAGATGATTGCTAAGACTTCGAGCATGCCCGTGCTTGGTAGTGCTTTTTCTGTTACGGTTAATGCCAACTCGGCTTATCCTGGCGGCGGTGCTTCGACTACCTTTGAAGGCTGGGTTACCAAAATCTCAGATAAGGGATCTAACAAAAACTTTTCTGCTGTTACAGTAACTGCCGTCGGCTACGAGGCCATCCTCTAACTAATGGACCAGCGCTTCTTAAGCGCGTTCACGGACCCGGCTCCAATCAAGATGCTGGGCCGTCTCGTTTCTCCATTTTCCATGCTTCGGCGCGTGCAGCTGGAATCGGTCGAGTCTCCCTTCGTTGTATCTACTAAGGCAGTCCGGCCGCTTGATTTACTTATCGCAGTTAAGATCTGTGCCGGTGAACCTATTGGGAAACTTAGCCTGAAGGACCATTACTACCTTGGACGCATGAGCGCTAGCGAAGTCTACTTCGTAAAGCAAATGTCCCGCTTCGCAGAGTTTGTCCTAGTTGAGTCCTGGCCTAAGTTCTGGGACAAGAAGGCCAAGCACCATAACTCGACTGGTGTGCCTTGGGTCCTGACGGTAGTCTGCAACCTGATGAACCATGGAGTATCCGAAGAGCGCGCTTGGACCATGCCCGAGTCGCAAGCCATCTGGCTGCACTCTTGCTTTGCAATCAGCGAAGGCGCTGACATGAAGGTACTAACTAAGGAAGACGAAGACCTGATTGCCAAACTTGAAACCGAATGAGCAACTCCGTAAAGTTTAGCATTGATGGGGAAACTAACGCCGACCAGGTAGCCGGTCGTGCCAAGGCAGCTGTAGGTTCACTAGATAAACAGCTGGAAGGAATTGGTAACAAGTTTAAGACATCCTTTAAGGATATTTTCCTATCCTTCCTCGGACCTATGGCCCTGCTTGGTACGGCCATGGGTTTCATCGGTAAGATGATTGCCGACAATGCAAAGAAGCGCGAAGACGCTAATCAAGCAGCCATTGACCAGACAAACAAACTGATGTCTGCAGAAGACCAATACTGGGCCAATAAACGAAACAACGAAAAGAAGGGTAAGGAAACTGTCGAAGAAGCAAAGACACAACGCGAACAAACGACTCTTGAATTCCTACAAAACGATCCAAGAGGACAAGATATTTATTTCAGGGAACAGAGAAAATATCAAAGAGGACCAACTAGGGGTGAAGGATTAAGTATCCCTTATTATCGATTGAAGGAAAATAAAAGAATTCAAGACGAGATTCAGGCCCTTCTTGCCGAGGATATAAAGAATAAGCCAATCACAATGGCTGGAAAGGACTCATCCTTCTCCGGCCCCCAAGGCTTCTCCAATGTGATCGGCGTCGGCGCTAACCCGGTGCTTGAAAACATGACGCGGCAGACTGACATTCAGCAGCAGATTCTTGAGTTACTGAAGACCCGCCCCGCTACCTCCGGCATCACTGATGTGGACTTCACTAAGAACCCAATCGACATCCGTAACGTATCCTAACTTATGTCCCGCATTAATAAAGGCGCTGCACTCAGCGTAAAACTCCTTCAACCAGGCTGGTCTGTCCAGTCTGACGGCTTCGGCCTGAACACCTGCACGGCTACCTACAAGGTAAACGCAGCCGACGCTCCGGCTATTAATGTTCGAGGCGAAGCGTTCCCAAAGGCAGCGTGGTCGTACATGAAAGCACATAAGTCTAGCATCAGCTACGACGATTTAGGTATGGCGACCATGCGTATCGATTACGTTGGAATCGACCCGACCGTGAATAGCGGCAGCATGACTAACCCTAACTGCTCTGCGGCTAACGGTTTAACGGCTGATAATATCACGGGACATCCTAACTTTTTTGTTCACGCTGGTTCACCGTATTTAGGTCCAATCGCTGGACCTGCACCCTATACTCAGGATGCCTCTAATAACTTTGCCCCTAACGTTGGCGGCGCTCCTGCTTACCTTGGGTTGAACGGATCATGCTTTGAGAAGGAGAACGGAGGCAGATTTATCGGTTTCGTTAATCCGACCTATCCTCAATACTATGGGAAGACTCAGTACCTTGCGCCAACGACGAGCTATTCCGGCATCATGTATGTGGATGATAAGTCATCGGTGGCAGTTCTTGTCGAACTTCTTGGGTCATCTAGCGTCACTAGATCATGGAGCACTTTCCCGTTGCTCCCTGATTGGGCTCCGATTGGTACTGGTTTTGCAGGCAACCCGGTAAACCTACTGGCTCAGGTAAACACTGAAGAGTTTGGTTCTATCTTTAAGGTTAATTACGAAATCCGTTATTCTCGCGTAGGCTGGGAACTTGACGTATATAAGAAGTTCTAAGCCATGGCTATTCAACCCGGACCAGGTTACACCTTTTCGGCCTCAAGCCTTGGTGAAAGCCTAAACATCCAACAGCCTTGGAGCGAGTGGGACATCGGTGGGCAAACCTGTGCGCTTGTAATCACGTCCTTGTGGTATGATTCGACCACTGAAGCATACTACATTTATGTAAGCCCTGGCATGGTAAATAATCTTGGCGTTACTGATTACGATGACGTCCCTTTGAGCAATACTCCAAAGCCAAAGATTCCAGTATTCCTTGATGGTCTTGGTTCTGACTTTACGACTAACTATATCTATATTGCTTGTGAGAATGAAGGTTCACCAACGTATGCTTTCCCGAGTACGACCGTTCCACCTTACATTCTGGTATCTGATACCGTACTGACTGACACCGATGATATCGGCTATGTCCTGATTGGAATCGTGAAAGGTAAAACAGTCGACGACGTGGACACGCTACAGACATTTAACTACAAGGGATGCGGCTCCCTCTGGGGCGATCGCCTCAAGACCGGCACGGACACGGCCCGCTACTACTACGCCCGCATCTAATGGGCCTAGTGATTGGAGTCGGCTTCGGCCCGTCAACCTGGGGAGCGCTGCGAAGCGTTATCTTTAACGGCACTTTGTCCGGGTCGCCTGTCACTGATAGCGGGGACCACAACGTCGAGTATGTGCATGGTTTCAAGACAACGGATGGCAACGGCTTTGTGCGTACGGATTACTCGGCATTATATCTGAACAATGCCTCAAAGCAGTATGGTCCGAACTTCAACGCCTACATCACCTCAGGCACGTCTGCTAAGTTCGCTTCCGAATACCAGACCTCGAGCGTAGGTATGCTGGTCAATGAAGACCGGGCTCAGCTGACAGGCGAGACGGTGGCTCTAAGCAGCGGAAGCATCACCATGGCGGCCTCGGCCTTCGTCTCCCCGTTCCAGACCTTTACCGCGTCGAGCACCCCGACTATCAATATAATCGGCAAACTGACGGCCTTCTGACCTAAACCCTACTTTTCCCGCAATAAGTAGCATGGCTAACACCGCTTCTTTCTCGCGTGGAGACTCATTCGGGTGCACTTGGACATGGACTCCCGGGGCTGGTGAGCCTGCTGATCTGCTGGATACGACGATTACCTCGGACATTCAGGACCGCTGCGGGAACCTCTACGCGCTTACGGTAACCATCGCTGAGGACGGCCTGTCCTTTACGACAAACTACACTGGCGATACGTCCGACTGGGCGGTCGGTCAGGCTAACTGGGATATCAGGTTCGTCTTCGATGGCTCGCCCACGACCCACTCGCAACAGTTCCGCGTGGTGATTGCGGACACGGTTACCAAAGCCTAATTCTATGGCAGTCATTACCGGCACGTTTAACAGTCTCGTTAGTGGGACCATCACTGGCGTGTTTCAGAACACGGCTGGGGGCGTCCTATCTGGCGTCATCGGTACGCCCGGGCCTACTGGAAACACCGGGGCCACGGGGGCGACGGGGGCGACTGGCGCTACTGGTGCGACTGGTGCGGGCGTGGCTGTCGGCGGCACTACAGGGCAGGTGCTTCAGAAACTTTCTGCGACCTCCTATGACACTGGCTGGCTGACCCTCCCAGCGGACTTTATCACCTCGGTAACTGCTCCGCTGGCCGTTGGCTCGGGCGTCCTGTCCGTTGACCTCTCGGCGTACTCGACTACGGCTCAGGCGGCGGCGTTGTATTACCCCCTCTCCGGTAACCCATCGGGCTTCCTGACGTCGGCAGCGCTGACGCCCTACCTGACCACCGCGACTGCGGCCAGCACCTACCAGACCATCGCAGGGATGTCGTCGTACCTGACGAGCGCGACCGCGGCCTCGACGTACTACCTTCAGACCAACCCAAGCGGTTTCATCACCAGCTCGGCCTTGTCGCCATATATCACAACGGCCACGGCAAACTCGACCTTCCTCGCCAAGTCTAACAACCTATCCGACCTAGCCTCTGCCTCAACGGCCCGGACCAACCTAGGTCTTGGCACGATGGCGACCGCTACGGCTTCGGACTACGCGGCCCTCGCTGGCGCAACCTTCACGGGAGAAGTGTCCACCCCTGCCTCGACGACTGGCACGGCTGGCTTTAGCATCCTCCCTGGCACGGCTCCGACCTCCCCTACTAACGGCGAGTTCTGGAACACCGGCTCCGATCTGCAGGTCCGCCTCGGTGGAGTCACTGAGACGCTGGCCGAACAGTCTTGGGTGACCTCGCAGGGCTACCTGACATCCTCGGCGCTGACGCCGTACGCCCTGCTCGCAGGCGCTACGTTCACTGGGCTAGTGACCACGGTGGCCTCGACCACGGCCACTGCTGGGCTGAACGTCCCGCACGGCGCTGCTCCGACCGCCCCCGTCAACGGCGACATCTGGACGACCACTGGTGCAGTCTTCGCCCGTATCAACGCTGCCACCAAGCAGCTGATGACGCTTAGCGATACCCAGACAGTCTCGGGCAGCATCACTTTCTCGAACGCCAGCCAGACCCTGGGCAACTCGACGGCCACCGGCACGATCAACGTGGCCTCTGGTGCGACCATCAGCGCTTCGACCAAGACCCTGAACATCGGCACAGGTGGCGTCTCCGGCTCGACCACAACGACGACCCTAGGCCCCGTGCTCGGTGCTTCGACCACCACGATCGGTGGCACGACTGCCGCGTCTACCCTTAACCTTGCCACAGGTGCAACCCTGACGGCCACGACCAAGGCGGTTAACATCGGCACGAACGGCGTCGCTGGTAGCACGACGAACATCGCCATCGGGTCAACCACAGGCACTTCGACGACCACGCTCCAGGGTAACATCACTGCCACTGGTACGACTATTGATTTAGGAAACTCTGCCGCAACTGGCTCCTATACTTTAGCAGGCGGCTCGACGACTACTGGACAGACCAAAAGTATCAACATCGGTACAAGCGGAGGCACTGGGTCTACGACCAACATCACGCTTGGAAGCTCGACCAGTACTAATAATACACAGATTTACGGCGCATCGCTTGTAGGTGGAGGCACGACTACGACTGCCGCAGTAGACACTAACTCCACAGTCATTGCTTCCACGGCCTTTGTCGTCGCACAGGCCGCTGCCGCCACCCCGCTCGTCGATGGTACGGCTGCTGTGGGTACTTCCTTGCGCTACGCCAGGGCTGACCACGTCCACCCGACTGACACCAGCAGGGCCGCCTTGGCCTCGCCGACCTTCACCGGCACGCCCACCCTGCCGACTGGCACGATCGCCACGACGCAGTCTCCGGGCAACAACACCACGGCGCTGGCCACCACGGCTTTCGTCACGGCGGCGGTTCCGGCCATCGCTACGGCGGCTCAGGCCATCACAGGAACTTCTGCAACCGTAGCGCTATCTCCATCCACTCTTGGCGCACACCTCACTCG